TGCAACGATAGAGGCCGTGATCATAATTAGTTACACCGCAGGCGGTGATTATGTTGTCGTCAACACGGCAGTGCAAACTATCGCATCTGCTATACCGAACCCAATTAGTATAGATTTAACTCCGTTTGCAGGTGTAGGAAGAGTTCTTAGATTTAGAACTGCCGTTACTGGCGGGGCTGGAGTAACTTGTCGTTATACAATGTCTGCTACACCGACGTGATGAAAGGTGTATTCCAATTAGATACGCCTCTATTAGGTGGTTCAATAACAACGAAGACTTAGGGCTGAATCTACGCACGTAAGAGGTACATATGAAAAAAACCAAAGAAGAAATAGTGACAGCTAAAGAAGAGGGTTTCAGAGAACTACCGTACTACTGCTCTGAAGGATATCCAACAAATGGGTACGGAAGAAAGCTAGGAACTAAAGGGGCACCACTACCAAAGTACAAGGTCAGTGAACCGGAAGCTTTTGAATGGATGTCACAGAAGTTAGTAAACCTGCGAGCATCATTGGAAGACATCCTGTACGGTTTAGATGACGTGCGTCAAGCAGTGATACTGAGCATGGCTTACCGTAGCTAGTTAAAGCTCTCTAACTCTCTTACAGGATCTTATCTATGACACCTAAATTCAGATCAGAGGATACCATGGAGCAAAGTATTGAAGCCCTAGCTTCTAGGCTGGATGTACACCTAGCTGAATATGAACTTCATCGCGCAGAGATAGCTCTGCATCTTAGTACGCAAACAGCTACACTGCATCGTAACACTGTAGCGGTAGCTCAATTAACTGAAGCCCTAACTAAACTCACTGCAGCCACTACTGGAGTAGTTGAAGCTTACACTACTGCTAATAATGTACAGCGATTTGTTAAGTGGTTAGCTGCATTTGGAGTACTAGCTGCAGCTATGGGCTGGTTAGTTAAAGTATTAACTAACCATGTAGGAGGCTAATCATGGCAATGACACCTTTTTCTTTTGACAGATTAATATTATTCGGTGCGTCTATCCTTGACAGTTTACATGGGGAGATGCAGAACTATCTTCAGGCGGCACAGGATTAAGTAGAAATTTAGCTTTATCCTTAGGTTTACGTCTTTAATATTTCGAGGTTAGTTATGGCTCAGCAAATGTATAAAGTGGATATGCGATCAGCTAAGATGCCTTTGCTGTCCTACTTACAAACTCGTACAATCATAGGCGCTGTATCTGGCGAAGCTCCTGCAGTAGAAGACAGGCCAGGTATACTGTATGGACATAATATTTTACCTACTTCTTATGGAATTGCTTCTGTAAGCTACAGAGAAGAAGTAGAAGCTTTTTATGCGGAAGGGGGAGTTGCAGGATTCTCAGCCATTTTTGAAGTCTACGCTACAGATGGAACTAGAATCTATTGGGCCTTAAACTACCGAGGACTAAGTTTTTACTTAGACTCTGCGGCAGGTGAATGGATCTCTGTAGGGTGGTCTGTAGCTTGGTTAGCTTTTAACTTTAATCCAGCTAGCATTACTTTAGCTAAGGTAAATGGAATCAGTTATATCTATAATAATGATCCTATCTTAGTGGATCCTGAAGACCGCTTAATTTATACAGTGGTGCCGAATGGCCTTGGAGGTTATGATTTAACTGCAGTTACAACTACTGGCTTAGACATGACTGATATTATAGGTATCAGTTCAGCTAATGGTTATCTGTTAGCTTATACTACGCAAGCCTTAGCGTGGAGCAGTACATTAGATCCTACCGATTTTGTTCCTAGTGCAGTAACTGGAGCAGGAGGTGGTAAGCTAGCAGAGATATCTGGGCTAGTAAATTCTATTCATCCCCATCCTGCAGGCATGATTATATACACAGAAGACAATATGGTTATGGGTACTATAACAGGTAACCCTAACTACCCTTTTCGCTTTAAGGAGATACCTGATTCTAAAGGTGCTCTGGATGCTAGTAGTGTAGCTTATGAAGCTAACTCGTTAGAGCATTTTGCTTATACGAATGCAGGGTTAACTTCAGTAACTCCTAATGCTGCAGAGGTTATATTGCCAGAAGTTACAGACTTTTTAGGCGGTGAGACTGTAGAGGAGTATGTAGGGTTAGGTGAATTTGAACGTACTGAACTGACTACCTCCTTATTCAAACGCTTAACTTATGTATCTGGGCGCTATCTAGTAATTTCTTACGGGAGTACCTACACTACGGAAGATGACCGAATTCCTAAATACACTTATGCGTTAGTGATAGATACAGCTTTACGCCGCATAGGTAAACTTAAAGTAACTCACATAGACGTTATAGAGCTTACCTTAGATCAGCAAGAACCTAGTAAACATTCTATAGGCTTTCTTACTTATTCAGGTCAGTTAGTAGTAGCTGATACTTCAGGAAGAATACCTTCTGAAGATAGCGTGTTACTGCTAGGTAAGTTTCAATTAGTTCGTACTCATGGGATAACTATCCAAGGAATAGAATTAGAAAATATAACTTCTTCTGAGACCGAGTTTACTTGCTTAGTCTTATCCAGCTTAGATGGCAAGAATGCTGATTTCATAGCTTCTCCTGTGTTAGCTTATTCGTCAGCTAACTATCGTAAGTATGGCTGCCGCACAACAGGTAAGAATCATGTCTTAGAATTAACTGGCACCTTCCATATAACTACTGCGCAGATTAATTATGTTAATGCAGGGAGACGTTAATTATGACAATACCTAGCGGGCTGTTAAACGTTACGTATCGGTATCCTTCTAACATTGATATACCTGCAGATGTAGGTAGAGGGCGCAATGCTACAGCTAATGCTACCGATGTGGATATTGCTTATAATGGTATGCGGAATTTAGCAGATAGCTTAAACAAGGTCACGAAGAAGGTAAATCCTAATACGGTTTTTACGGATGCCCCTACCTTTAGTACCCCTGAAGAGGTTAATGTAGTACTTGCTCAGGCAAACTATAACAGTGTGATTGTGACTCTGCCTGCTACTCTAGCTGAATTTAATGCACGTACTATAGTGTATAAAGCCTTAGTAGTAGCTACTGGGTATACATTAACAATTGAACTGCCCGTAGACGCAGACTACTTTATAGATGGAACGTCTACTTCTGTAACCTTAAAAGCCTTTCAGGCTATTACTTTTAAACACATGCCAGATGTAGCTCCTTTTGTGATAATTGAAAGTAGTCACCTATTTGATCTATTTACTGCAGATCCTCCAATATCTTTCCCACCTGAGGTGCGCCCATGATAGTAGCTGCAAACACCACCTTCCACGTAAGAGATGCTACGTATGAAGAGGCTGAGGAAATAATATCTGAACCCCAGATAACTGAGCGAGTAATAGCTAGATTGGGGCATGCTCCTATAGTTCCAGAGTGTAGGAAGTTAGTGCTCTGGGGGCGGCATCGGATGATGTTTACTTATGAGATACGCTATGATAGCACAGCTAGTGTTCAAGTGGTGTATGCTCATATCGCTGTACCTAAAGCAAGTATTCCAGCTTGCAGAGTGCTAGCGCTGTTAGCTAGTTACTGGGTATTAAATGTAGCCGCCCCTGAAGCAGTAGCTCTTATGGTAGATATGCCAGAAGGTAAGATGAGTAATATGGCAGTTAAGCTAGGTTACGTGCGCAAGGAGCTAGGGGATCAAGTAGTATATGTGTTAACTAAATCTAAAGCTGCAGTATTAAATACTCAGCTCGGAATCACTTTAATAACTGAATAGGTAAGGGGAAACATTATGAGCGTAGGCGGCAGTGCATCATCCGAAGGGGAGTCTTCTCGCAGCAAGACTCATGCAGAAGAGCAGCGATCTAAAGACTCTAAAACAACCAGTCAGCTGGAATTAACTCAGGAGGGTATAGACAAGATTGTAGCTGATGTGTTAGGTGGAGCTAATGGTTTAGCAGCTATATTTGCAGGAGAGCAGAACTCAGGGCTGTATAACTCTAGTACTGCAGCGGGAGAAGCTGGAGACTTGTCAGCTAAGCTAGTAGGTGAGATTGCCAGACTAACTGGTAAGACTACTACGGTTACGGATGAAGATGAAAATACTAATAACCAATCCTACACCCGCGATGACAGAATTAAGGTCAACACTGAAGTGCACGCCAGCGGCTCTTTACTGTAATAATATAACCACAAGGGAGCTAATGACTCCCTTTCTTTTTAACTTAAATTCTCATGAGGTTAGCTGTTATGGCAACTCCCAGTACCAACCCTATCTTAGCTCAAGCAAATCGCTCAGCTACTCCTACTATAGCACCTACCCCTACACCTTCTGTCGCACCTCCAGCAATCTCAGCTCCTGCTGAAGTCAATGTAGCTGAAGCGGTTGAGGCATTTAAAACTTCTGTGGCAGAGCACAAGAAGCTGGTAGATGAACAACGTCAGCGAGTAGAAGCTGAAATGCAAGCTACTTCCACTACTACTGATCAGATCGTAGATAGTATTAATAAAGAAGCTAACAATAAGATCATCGCTAAGCGAGCAAAACTTAATGAAGCTTTAAATACCAGTCAGGCTAATCGCGCTGTGTATGAAGCTGCAGGAGGCAGTGAGAATCAGACTCAACTTATGGAGAAATACAAGCGGGACACCGATCGAGTTAGTGAGTTGTTAGCTAAGCAGTCAGATATAATGAACGATGAGTCTGGCAGTAATCCGATCACAAGCGGCATTAAAAATATGTTTCGGGCTATACCTACCCAGATAGCACTTAAGTACGCTAAGCAAGAGGAAGATCATACTGCTATGCAGATTGGTAATATGATATCTGGACAGTCTGGCTTTATGCAGATCAACGAGCGAGTTAAAGCTACGGTGACTCAAGGTGCAATGGAAGCTAACTTAAATGCTATGGAAGCAGGCGTGCGTACAGAAGCTCATCGCGCTAAACTGGATGCATTACAAACTAATGCCGCAGCCTTTAATCGAATTATAGCTGCAAGTTCATCCCAGATGGCTAATCAAGCTAAAGCGTACGAACTGGCCAGACAGGAGCGTGTTGATCCTTATATGATTCCTGCGCAGATTGCTAATGCTCAGCAGGTAGTATTTGATTACAACTCTAATCGAGAGCTACTAGCAGATCACACAGATAGTGCTCAACGGGGTCAAGCTATAGTTAAAGGTGCCGGTGGTTATGATACTCCTGCAGCTATAGCAGATGCGTTAAAGCAAGGAGGCCCTGAAGAAGCTAAGTATCGAAAGTGGATTGAGATAGGTAAGACTGGTATTGTAGGTAGTACTCCTTCTCAGGCACGAGCAGCTCTTAATACTGTAGCACCTTCAGGTAACTTCGCAGCTACTAAGGCCACTGAGCTGTTAGCTTTTATAGGCTCTCAGCAAGCTACTGCTCAATTACCTGATCCTAAAACAGGTGCACGTAAGCTACCTCTACCTAAGAGTGTGGCTGAAGATCAAGCTCAGTTTGATAATATCGCACTTGAAAGTATGAGTATCTATGCAGCAAATGCTAGCACTCAGGGTAACCCTTACCGTGCACCTCCTACTCAAATAGTAGCTACTATGTTAGCTCACCGAGGTAATAAATTCTTTGAGAAGATAGTATCAAAAGCTATGCCCACGGAGTTAAACGAAGTAGCTATGCTGTCTCTAGCCGTAGACTCTATTAAGTCAGGTCAGTTTAAAGACAATCAGGTGGTAGCAGATATAGTAGAAATATTCGAAGCTGCTGCAGATGCAAATAATATCCAAGATGGAGGCTTTGCACGATTCGGTTTGCGTCCGCAGACTGAATACAATGTAATGGTTCCTGTATCACGCACTAATTTGCAGACTTTGGCTGATGCGCCTTTAGGAGTATTGGCTGCTGCGAATCCTGCATTAGGAACTCTAGCAGTCTCCGCGTCAGCAAGACTATCTGCTAAATATGAAACTGTAGACCTTATGGATCGTGCAGAAGTAGCTAACATTCTAGCTAAGCTGCGTATGCAAACCAAGAAAGCTCCTCCAGTAAATTCTTCAAACGAAGGTACTAAATAATGAGTGTAGATACCGTAAGTAATACAGCTTTTGCTCAGGCATTAGCTACTAACAGTAAACTCCCTAGCTATATCACTGCTGCGGATACGCTTAATACAGCTAATAGTAACGCAGGCTTCATTGAGTCTGCGTTAGATGCAGTAAATAGCGTAGGTAAGTTTGCTGCAGTATCATTAATCAGCGGAGCCAATCAGTTATATAACACTCCTACTAGCTTAGGTAATCTGGCAGGAGGCGACTATAAATTATCAGCTACTTCTGATGCAGTCAATGCAGTCAGCAAAGACTTAGGTGCATTCTATAGTGATCACCAAGAGTCTGCAGACTTGGTAGGCTTCATCGCTAGTAGTCTGATCCCAGGTACCGCAGGGGTTAAAGTGTTACAAGCAGGGCAGGCAGGTCTGCGTACTGGTATTGCAGCAGGTCGCTACAGTCCAATGATGAGTAATGCACTAGGTTTACTAGCTCCTAATAAGCAAGCACTACTAGCTAATGCTGTAGCAGATGTGGCTAACAATCGCAGTATTGCTAGCCTTACTCAAGCTAAGAACTTAAAAGTTATTGGTGCAGGCATTACTCAGAATGCTTATGAAGCTCTGGCATTTGAATCCGCTGTAGCGTTAACTATGCACGATTCGCCTGTATTAGATAATCAGACTATGGGAGACTTTGTGTCTAACGTAGCTTGGGGAGCAGGTGTATTCGGCATTGTCGGAGGTGCATTGGATGCAGTTAAACTTAACTACGCTCTTAAGAATGCTGCAGACGATGCAGCTGTAGCAGCGCGTCCTTACCAATTCGAGGATGCAGTGTCTGCTAAAGCTAATGTGTACGAGCAATTAGCTACTGACTACGAGCGTTTAGTTACTATCCCTCCAGTGCCTAAAGATGTTGATCCTTCTCGTGCGGAGTATCTAAGAGCTACGGCTGAGTCTACTGTGCAGCGAATTCAAAACCGTATTCGTACTGGCTTTAACTCTCTGGCAGGGGACGATCTTCCTGTAGCAGCATCCTTATTCAGTGCACTAAAAGCTACTGACCGTAACACTCAGTTAGGTGGGGTTATAGGTTTAGCTGAAGTGACTCGCTTAGGTCAGACCTCTAAATTAAGCTCTCGCTTTGAAGAGTTATATAAGAAAGCTGTAGATGGTAAGGCTAGTACAAAGGAGCTAGATGAATTCATGGAGAGTCGTGTCACCACTAAGTATCTAAAGACTTGGGGGGAAGATGCTGGTACTTTAGTTGACCGTGCAGACGGCAAACCTACTAACTTAATTGATACTCTTAAGAAAGGAGAAAGTATTGAAGTATCTGGACGGGGAATTAAAGCAGGTAAGCAACAGTTTAACTTCGACTTAAAACCTAACACTGTTAAGGCAGATAAGTTAGGTAAGTACGCAGAGACCAAGCATTGGGATACTTTGAAAGCCTCTCCTTTAGAGCAGCAAGCTCGTTATATTTGGGCAAGTAAATTACCCAAGTTTGAAGTATCCCCTACGTCTGTGCTAACTGTGCATATAAATGACTTCGCCTTAATGGAAAAAGTTATCCGAGATGTCCCTGCAGAAGACTTGCAGTATGTACGCTTCTTAGGAAGTAAAAGTAAAGGCGCTCCTGCAGGATTAGAATCTAGTCTAGTTGACTTTTTAGGTCAGCGAAAGATTGATATGGCTATGGATATGCTGTATGCAGGTAAGCTAAAGTCACAAGAAGAGATTGCAGCAGTGCTTAATGTGCGTCCTAGCTTCTTATCTGGCGAACAGTTTGCTGCGCCTGTGGGTCAGTTTTCTGTAGATGATATTATGGCATTGCAGAGTTACAGCAAGGAGTATACAGATAAGCTAATTAAGCAAGGAGATTGGAGTGAACGGAATGGCCTAGTAGATGTATGGAATGTTCCTAGTACGCTGCGATTGACATATGATGCTGCGCCTGCCGGAGTTACTCCTCTAGCAGGTATTAATAACTTTGTAGCTGAGAACATGACTATCATCAAAGCTCAGCAAAAGTTATATCAAGAAGGTGCTGATCGTGCTGTAGCCCAAGCATTAGGAGGCGAAGTATTCCAGCAGCTACCTGAAATTACTAGCGGAGTTATTTACTCTGGAGCTAAACCTAGCGGCGCAGGACATGGTGTAGTTACAGCTGCAGAAGGTAACTATGGATCATTAGCTAGCCTAGTTAACTTTGTAGGTAGCGTAACATTCAGAGCTATCAATGCAGCTAAAGAAGCTACTCGCAGTACACTGGAGCCGTTACTGTATAAGCTTGGTAATGATACTGAAGCTGCAATTGAATGGAGTAGTTTGATGCAGCGTGTGCGTTCTATTGAAGGAGACTACGCATTAAACGAAGCAGGCGATGCTTTAGAACCTGCACTGTTAGTACGCTGGAAGAAAGCTGTAGCAGAAGCAGAGGCTAAGGGGCCGGATACTCCTATACCTAAGCGTCCTAATTTACCTAACGCAGATATGCCGTTAAATATTCCTTTGCAATCTGAAGCGGTGCGTAAGTTAGCTGCTGCTCATATAGAAGTTAACTCCACGCGCACAGGTAAATTAGCAGGCATTCGTGGCGCTCAGGGAGCAGAGTTTAATCGTAGTCCTGATGTGTTCTATCCTATACCTCCTGATCTGAGAGACTATAAGTTCTTTGCATTGGTTACGGATGAGAGTATCACTTCTGGTAATCATACTAAGACTCTGTATGCTGCAACTGAGCAAGAGTTATCAGATATGATTACTAAGGTGCAGGCTAATCCTCAGCTAAAAGTTCGGGTTAAACAGGAAGCTGAAGATTACTTTAAAGCTCAAGGTACTTGGGATTACGAGAAGTCTCTTACGGATAACTATCTTAATCATGTTCAAAAGCGTACAGGTACTTCTGCATCTTTCTTAGTTGCTACAGATCCTAAGAAGATTATAACTGATACACTTAACTGGCATTTACAGCGAGACACCGGATTAGTCCGTGAAGCTGTAGCTGCTAAATATGAAGTTCAGTTTGAAGAACTACGTCGCTTAGGAGACGAGTACACTAAGGTAGCTACATCTAAGTTCAGTCGTCAGTCTATTGAAACTTTAGCAGATAATGCAGCTAAGAATCCTTTCGGGGATTATATAAAGACTGCGTTAGCTGTGCGTAAAGACTCTAGCTATCCTTGGTGGGTTAACACTAACCGTATGGCAGACGAGAAAATATCTGCGGTACTTAACAAAGCTCGCGAGTTAGTTACCAGCTCTACCGCCTCTAAGGATCTTGGAGAAGTTAATCAGTTGCTTCAACAAGCAGGTTATAAAGGTGCGCACTACGATGAGTCCATGGAAATATTTGCTAACCATGCACCTCAGAGTGGAGCGTTACGAGCTATAGTTCAGAAGGCTAACAGCTTACTAGCTACGGTAGTATTAGGTTGGGATCCTCTTAACGCTACAGTAAACGCAGTGTCTGCTAACGTATTACTAGGAGCAGAGACTAAAGCAATCATTAGAGCAATACAGAGAGGAGATGAGAATGCCGTAGGAGCTTTAACTGGACTTGCCCATATCAAAGTGCCTGGTACAGATAAGACTATGTTCTCTGCGCATAAGCTTATAGGTAACAGTATAGCTAAATTTGCTAGTCGCGATGCTAAGTTTGCTGAAGAAATGAAGTTCTATCGTGACAATGGGTTTCAGACAAGTCTTACTGACCAGTACCGCGATGCCATTGATAGCTTAACCTTTAATGGTAAAGAAGGTTTAGGTAAGTATGGGGAGCGAGTAGATAGTTTACACGCTAAGCTTAAGGCTGCAGGTGACGCAGGTGTTAAATATACCGGTAACAAGCTAGCTGAAGAGTTTAACCGCTTCGTTGCTGCGGATGTCATGAAGCAGTTGACGGATGTAGCGGTGACTCACGGTCTAATGGAACCTAAGACTGCACTTGCTTATATGAACACTTTTGTCAATCGTACTCAAGGTAACTACTTAGCTGCTCAGCGTCCTATGATGTTTCAGGGACCTATAGGTCAAGCGATAGGTTTATTCCAGACCTACCAGTTTAACCTTATGCAGCAATTGTTACGGCACGTAGGTGAAGGGCATAGTAAAGATGTTATGACTCTGCTTGCGTTACAGGGAACTATACATGGTATGAATGGTTTACCTGCATTCAATGCTGTGAATACTCACTTAGTAGGTACAGCTAGTGGTAACTCAGAGCATCGAGACTTCTACACTGAGACTTATAGAGCGGCAGGTAAAGAGGCAGGAAATTGGTTAATGTATGGGGCAGCGTCCAATGCACTTGGTTTACTTAGCCCAGAATTAAAACTGAACTTGTATACTCGCGGTGACATTAACCCAAGACATGTGACTATCCTACCTTCTTCTCCTGCAGACGTTCCTATTGTGGCAGCAACTTCTAAGTTCTTTGGTAATTTATTTGCTACTGCTGATAAGCTATCTGAAGGAGGTGATATAAGTACTACTTTACTACAAGGCTTGGAGCATAATGGTATTAGCAGACCTTTAGCAGGATTAGCTATTGCCCTTAAAGGTACTACTAACGTCGAGCAAGCAAGTTACAGTACCACTAATGCTGGCAATGTTATTGCGGCAAACGATCTATTAAGTCTGACTAACTTAGTAAGGGTAGTAGGTGGTAAGCCTTTGGATGAGGCTGTAGCTATGGATGCTTTGTATAGGAATATTTTGTATAAAGCTAAAGACAGCGATAAGCGTACCGCTCTAGGTGCAGCCATTAAAACAACTATGGCTACAGGAGCAGATCCAACTCAAGCACAGATAGAAGAGTTTGCTGAAAGTTATGCTAAGGCAGGAGGTAGACAGGAGGAGTTTGTGAACTGGATGTCAGGGCTGTATAAGACTGCTAACTTAAGTCAGGTCAATGCTATTAAGAATGGTTTGGAAAGTCCGCATTCTAAGAGTATGCAGCTGATTATGGGAGGAGAAGACTTGAGGGATTTTAGCGAGGAGTAGTAAGTAGCAGTAAGTAGATATGACAAAACCTCAGATAGTAGGGATACCGTCTGAGGTTTTTTTTTGGTTTAAATTAGCGTAAACCTACTGACCCTTCCCAATCACCTACTGCTACCTCAGCCTCTATTACTTTAATTACCTTAACTATTTTTGTCATGATTACACCTATTAGATGTGCGCCCTGTACTAGCGACGCATAGAATTAAAGGTATTTAAATGCTGCAATACGCTCGCCTAAGATTGTTGAGTAAGTCCACATTACATCGTTCTGTAATTTTAGCCGCTCTTGTTCATCTTTATCAATACTATCAAACAAAGGCGACAGTCCGATAAATTCACTGAGTGCTTTAGCCTTTGCGTCTAGCTCAGCTTTCTCATCAATCACGCGTTGCTGGTAACTAGATATAACTTCGTGTGTCATACTATTAACTCCTAATATAATTAAGCTTGCTGAGTAACATTCAGAGAGGTATAATCTACTAAAACTTTTTTAACTGTACGTTCAAGCTCAGTTAGATCCCCGTCCGAACCCTTAATATTGTTATCAATGTAAATCATCGTATCCTTATTATAAGGAATGTTAAATGAAGTAACTGATTCCAGTGGAGCGCGGTGAGAGGCATCTACCCAAAACACATAATCAAATAAGCCTGCTTTCATACAAGCTTCATACTCTGCATTGGAGCGCATACCTACATAAATATTAGACTCCTTTAATAACGCTCTAGCTAAGCGCGTAGCATCGGGAGTATTGTAGGCTTTAATTAACTCAAACCATTTGGTGCGTTTATTAGCGCGGTCTTCGTAGCAGGCAGTAATATCTACATAATCTTCAGACAGGGCAGGAAATACTACTTCTTTAGCAGCGAACCAGCTAGAGGCAATAAAGGTTAGACCTGTAAAGTAGTTTATAATCATAGCTACTGTATCTTTACCATGGCGCCCATGACCTAAGATAAGAATGCGAGGACGATGAGTGGGTGCTGGCGGAGATATAACTTTATCTGTACGCGCCTGCGCAGCTTCGTCGCTATATACACCCTTAGCGTAGCGAGCTTGCTTACCTAACATAAGTTTGTTGAGGTTATGCTGCAAGCACTGTTCACGAGTGATACCTAAGTTTTGTCGAAGACCTTCCATATAGAACTCAAGATCGCCTAACTCTTCGATTACATTTTCACGATCAATAGGTTTGTTATAGACTACGAATTTTTTAATAGCGTCCAGTAATTCGCCAGCTTCACCTGCTACTCCAATAGCCATGTGCAGTACATCACATTTATCTGGAGTAAGTGAGTCTAAGATTGCCTTACCTGATTTCTTAAGATCCGCTACCATTAAAGAGTGTGCGGTTAGGAGGTCGGTGTTATTTAAAGTGTTCATAGTTTAAGGGGTCTCTAGTTTAATGTACAATGTTACCTACTGGAGGAGTGATAATGTTACGGCGTTTAGCTACCAGCTTATGCCACAACTTATCGGTTAATACTTCTAAATCTGCATGGCTATACATACCATCCATAACTACATTAAAGTAAGCAGCAATAATACCTAACTGATCTGACCAGTCAGTAGTACCTGCTGCCGCTGCGTCTTCTAATTGAGTTAGTAACTCTGGATGGTTCTTTAGCTCCCGCATAAGAGCTATACGAGCTTCTGAGAAGTACTCATGGCGACTCATAATTCAATTACTCCCTTTGATGAGATGGATGAAGAGCTTACAGATACTTCATTAGTATCTGGCAATTGCATTGGCTCTTGCTTGCCTAAGCTATTTACGATAAAGTTAACGATTAGTAGATCTAAACTAATCATAAAAACTAATGCTATGTAGAAGTTACGTTTAGATAACACTACAATAGTTTCAGTACGTTCGTTACGCATCTAATTTATTACACCTCTCTGAGTAGAGGAGACTCTTTAATAAAGTTCGCTATAACATCAGGTAACATACAGCCGCCTGCATTCTTGTGTCCGCCTCCACCAAACTGTTTAGTTAAGGTAGTGACATCTATATCCCCAATGGAGCGTAGGGATAACTTACATTTACCATCTGGCTGAAAGTAAACTATCGCTCCCATACCCTCTTCACCTTTAGCTAATTCATTACCTATCTCAGAAGTAAGCTCAGCTTCAGTTTCATTTACTACTACAAGTTGCATAGACACTCCGTGAATCCGATACTTAGAAGCTCTTGCTACTGCTGACTTTATCAGCTCAGCTTGTGTAGCTAGTAATGATTTGCCTTTACTTATACAATCTAGCGGATGGTCATTTAAAGTGTACGCTGTAGATCGCACTTTACTTATATCAGGGATTCCATAAAAGTCACTAAAGTCACCTATAGCCCACTTAATATAAGTATTGACTGCTTTAGACTCTGCTAGCTCAAACTTCCACAGGTCTCGATCCTGCACATACTGTACCAGAGTCTTCAATTTATACACTCTGGAACAATCCTGAAGACTCTCCTGCTCCATAACCTCAGAGTAAACTAACCCTGCGCCTGATTGAGCGTTATCCAACTTAATGTAAATCTTGTCTGAAATGTACTCAGCTACACTGTCTTCTTCAACAGGTTCACTAGGGAAGTACATTTCAAATGCAGTCTTATGGTGATCCAAGACAAAGACATGGGCACAGAATTGAGCCATAGCTTCGAGTGTATCCATAGCAATACTAAAGTCTACAATGTATACAAAGTTAGGTTTAGCAATGGACACATGCTCCAGCAAGTTATTGATACTTACGCCTTGGTATTCTAATGCGCGCAGTTCAATAGTAGCAGAGTTACTAATTGCTCGAACGGCTGAAGCCATTACAGTAGCGGCTACTAAACCATCCATACACTTAGCATGGTAACCTATTACTACCTGTGCAGGACGCTCATCATTTTGCATTAAATTTAATGCTGCTAAACTTTCATCTATATACATACTAAAGCTCTCTCAGTTGGGGATAATAAATTCCAGTCAACAGCTTCTGGAATACCTGCATGTAGAGGCATCTTATAAGGTAAGAAACCTCCGTTAACGCATTGAATCTTTTCAGCTACTTGCAGATCATTAAGCAACTCATGTAACTGGTTACGACTATCCAAGTCTTGGTGAAGCGCTTTCCACATAGCTTGAATACTTATTGGCTCATCAGCTCTATCTAATAACTCCATTAACTTATGAGCACTGACTGAGTTTCTAGCCCTGCCGAATTCACCTAGCGCCTTAGGCATTAACTGCTCTGTGAATGTTAGTAAAGTGTTAGCTTCAATAACATCCTGTTTAGTTATTTCCTTACCTACTCTAGAAGCGGTCATAATTAAACACAGTTTTAATAAATGAGTTAGTCTTCGGTTAGCGTAGTGCTCGAATCTAATGTCACCTACTCCCTTCCATTTGGTGTAGATTACTTCTAATAATTCCCTTGCCTCTTCTGTAAGACTTAATGCTCCGTGCATCTTAAGCTTAATCTCGTGTAATTTAGCTATAAGATTAGCTTGCAATGCAGCGTCAGGTTCAGGAGGGAAAGTATACTTAATTCCACTGGGCTCTGCATAAACTAGAAGAAGTCTAGAGAAGAAACCTTGGCCAATACTTTCTGGAGGAAAGCACTGAGATAATCCCGTAGGAGTATTGCCGCCAAGTATACTAACAGTAGGGTTAGGAATAAACACAGACTTAGCAGTCTTAAGCTTATAGTCATACACTCCTTCATAATCCCACAGCTCCCCGAGAATAGAAATGAAGTCTAGGTTATTTAATCCTATGAAGTTATTGAACTCGTCTGCAGCAACTAAGCATTCGGCAGGATCTCTACCTTCATATAGAGTAGCTTCATCTCCAGATGATCCGAATAAGTTCTGGTCTAACAGTTCATAACTACTGTCTAGACCTCCTGCTAATGCAATGTGCTTAGCTTCAGACTGTTCTGCTAAGTCTGTCAGAAACTTCTCTTGTCTTGTCTTCTTAGCAGCAAAGGTATTGTAACCTGCCTGCTTTAATAACTTAGCTCCTATCTTAATGGCACTAGACTTTTTAGTTCCTGGACTACCTACTAGCATCGTGTACAGATTAGGATGCAATGTAAAGTGACCGTGATTAAAATGTATTCGCCTACCTAAGTAAGCTCCTAAACAAGACACAGCACACCAGCGATGAAAGAATGTAGGACACTCAGTCTTAGCTGTGTACTGTAGGTATAGATTAATAAAGTTAGGTGTATCGCTGAGGTTATCACCCATGTTAATGTCCCAGAAGCTAATTATTCAGTTTCTGCCCAAGACCTTGCTTTACCTGTGTAAGGAGAAGGTAAATGTTTACCTCTCTTAATACCTGAAGGTACAATGAATGAGCGCACTTTGTTATCGGAAGCTTTAATAGTGATAGGTATTTCCATGCAGGCTTTTACTTTATCACATAGGTAATCGTGACCTATTCTATATTGAAACAGAATAGAGTCATGGATTTGTGCAAGTAGTTTAAAGTTAGCTGCGTATTCAGGGTGCATAGCTATATTATTAAACACTCGCATATAAGCTTTATTTAAAGTCTGCGCATTCAAAGACTGAGGGGGATGGGATATATAAGAGTTTAAATCTAATTTGTTTTTACTAGGCTTTCCAAAGCAATAGCGAGTCCAAGTATTTGTAGTAGGGAATAGAGTAGCGTAGTTTGATTCATATGCTACCTTAGCCTCATCAGTCCATACAGTACCTTCATACCAATGGATAGCTTTACTGGTTAGTTTTCTGGTAGTCTCTACCTCAGCTACTACACTTGGATAATAGACTCCTTTAATACTTGGGTAAGTCTTGTGAAAGGCTGCCAGTAGGTACTCAGCTACAGTAACTAAACCCCAAGCAGAAGGTAAATTAAGCAAGCGCTTAGCTCGTATAATATTCTCCTCTCCCATAGAAGTAATTAATACCATTGCTCCCATGTTATAGTTTGCTCCATGGTTAACTGGCTTAGCTAGATCACGTAGAGCTTTATCAATTACTTTCTTTGCTACTACATCATAGATACGTTCAAAAGGTACACCAAAGAAAGCGCTTGCGTTAGCACTATGGAAGTCAGGCGAATGCTCTACGTTATGTATTAACTGCTCGTCTCCAGATATGTAAGCTGTGTCTCTTGATTCTGCTTGTTCAAGATCACACTCAGCTAGTAAGAAGTCTGGGTCGGCTATAAGAGTCTGTTTAACTATCGGCCCTCGTGGAATGTTCTGGATATTAATACCCTTCCAGAAGTGGTGAGACTTGGAAGCTAGTCTACCGCTATCTGTACCGTGCGGATTTAGTGCATACAGTATACGATCACCTGTGCCATCAAGTCGATTAAACTCATTACCTGCAGTAATATAAGTAGACACTAACTTACGAGCCTTTCGTATCTCTAATACTAACGCTATGATACGTGCGTTTAGCGGATGACGAAAGCGAGCTTTCTTTAAATCTGCTGCACCTGTACTAGACAAGTCTGAGCAACCTAGTAACTTAAGCAAACTCTTCATATGTACAGGAGACATTACATTGAAGCTACTGCCGACTGGCATTGATAATATAGTATCCAGTTTAGCAGAAGCTGCGGATATAATCTTTTCCTGTGCAGCTCTAGCTTCAGCTAGTTTAGCTACGTCTCGTTTAATACCTGTCATCTCAGATAAGTGACAAGGAAAAGTAAGTGGGAACTCAAGTAAGTAGTTAGCCGTAGCATAAGCCGGAGCTTCTGATACCATAGCTAAGAAACAGAATAAAGTTCCCCAAGTATCCAATGAGTTGTAGCGATAGTATTCATCTAAGTCAGAAGTATTAGCTAAGTCTTTCCAGTAGAAAGCTTCTCGCACAAAGAATGAATTAAGGAAGCCTAAGTCTTTTGGCAGTTCACTATACCAACAATGGAATAGATTGGCTGTATCGTATAAGTAGTTATAGACTGGCGCATTATAACGAGCAGCATAAGCTATATCATACTTACCATTTTGAAATATCTTAGGAGCTTTAAGTTCCCAGTTCCATTTACGGAATACTGCTAAGGCATAGTCAGAGGTCAATGCTAGTACACAAGACTTAGTTATTATACCTTCCGGGGTAAACCAAGCTGCAGTGTAAGACACACATCGTATGACAGCGTTTTCCTGTAAGGTCTCTAAGTCCATACAGATTAAGTTAGCGGTCTGAAACTCAGGGAATAAGGATTGCTCTGCCTCTGGAGTTAGTAAAGTATACCCTGTGAATGGAGTTACCTTAAACCATGCTTCAGGCTTAGTTAGTTTAGAAATGTAGCGAGTGGTAAGAAAGCTACCATAGCTCACAGTGACTAATTGCTTTAGTGGAGGTATGAATACTACTTCTATGTCCACAGACTTGGGTAGTCTAGGATCGGCAGCGATTTTAAAATAGGATCCTGCATAGTCAGCTAAACTAGGAGCTGCCCGCTTAGTCCAGCGTAGTAACAAACTTAAGATTTTAATGTTAGTAGTTATTAGTTTGGTTACATGCTTAGCACTACAGGCTAATTGTATTTGAGTCAGACTTATTACTGGATCATTTTTTAAATGAACTACTGTGCCACCTACGCAACCCTTAAGGTGTTGTAAGAATGCAGTGTCTGCAGAAGTGCCCCAAAATAATAAGGCATCAGAGGATGTGCGTAACTCAGTTGCAGTAGCCTTATTAGCTTTTAAAGCAGTGACATACTTAGCTAAGTTAGTGGAGGAGGGTAGTGACATAATTAATTATACTCCTTAATTGTGGTACTGTAGATACCAGAAAACCCTAGTACTGTGTTAGCTACTAGGGTTAGTTTAGGAGTTAGAAGGGAGTAGAGGGTTAGATTACCTGTAGTTCTTTAACAGCGAAGTACTTCTTATCAGGGTCTTTCTTATCTACACGGATAGTCGAGACAATAACGCACTCAATATCCTTAACGCCTTCAACAATTGCACGCTTGCTGTTTTCAATCTGCAAAGCACTTACAAACACAGCGGCAATCTTCTTGAATGCACCTTGGCCAAACTCATTATCCATAAGATAAGCTGAGCTTGCTGTATCACCTGCCTTAGGAGGCTCTTCAGTAGGATCAGCCAACTCAAGAGGTTCGATCATAGTGCAAGTTAATTCAAAAGCAAAACGACCGCCAATGTCTTTCGGTGCAATAGTAGCACTTACGCGATGAGTACCGGCTGGAAAAGGTTTGAACTCAGGCAAGTCTGCTAAGTCGTCAAGAGTACCGTCGAGAAGTGCATCTAAATCTAATGACATAATAATGTTTCCTAATTTAATTGATTGAATTTAATTGATTGATTACTCGATTGTACTAGGGATTGTAGAACATTACGGTAAGATTAACCACCTAGTTAATTAATCTATACCCGTGAATTAATTAGCAGGTGTAATTAACTTAGCTAACTGCTTCTCAACTGTACGCTCAGCGTAGTCGCTAGTTACCGCTGCAAAATGTAACTCTTGAGCATCCCAACCATCTTCATCATCGGTGAACTTAGTAGAGGTGGATACTAAACCTAAGTCTACCTGCCAAAAAGTAGTGGTAACTTGAGGCACATTATTAGCATCCGCGTCAGCTACTACTAAGACTTGGCCGTACTGAGTGTTAAAGATTTTAGCGAACATAAGTGAACTCCCATTACTGTTTAGTTTTCATACGGTTTAAAATATCCAGCGCAGCGGATTTAGTGCTAGAGGTATTTACTGTAGTTGTTGCTACTCCTACTGCACTGGAATTACTACCTGTAAATAACTCAGGCTTAAATATCTGCAGTAAGCTACCGCCTTCTGGAGTCTCTTCTAAAGCTACACCAGATCGAGAGCCGGTTAGTATAGTGCTGCTGCCTGTACTGCTACTGCTAAACACATGCTTACGGTTCTTAGTTTCAGCGTATACTACATGATCGAAATACTTAGCTATGTTACGACTGAAATTACGAGTACCTCCTACTGGTACTAACTTTTTCTTCTTACCTTCAGTTTCAGCTTCAGTCTCATGGGAGATAACTACCACATTATAGTTAGCTTGTTGAAGATGAGATAAGAATATATCCAATAGCTTACCTAAGTTACCCCAGTCATCGTAGTCCAGCTTATATTCGTCCGGCTTACCTTTAGTGATAGAGGCAATAGCTGAGTTAGATAACTGTGTAAGAGAGTCAAACACTACTACAGTATCATTAGTTAGCACAGGTAAGTTAACATCTACTGTGGGTAAGTTATCTTTCTTACATAACATACAAGATACTTTACCATGAGTCTCGCAAATATTTACTGCACCTTTCACTAGCTTAAGACAGGTTTCAATTGCAATTGGAAAGCTACGGGTGTCTGGTAAGGATACTAATTCAATGCGTTCTTGCCAGTCTTTAGGTAATTGGAATAGAGTTTCATAACCTTTTTCCATATCCACCCAGATTAGCTTATAGTGCTCAGCTAACTTACCTGCTAGTAGCGTTTTACCTGCTTTAGGGCCACCGAATATAAGCACACGGTGAGTTGAAGAGCTTGTTTTAGATGATAGTTTAGCCATTAGCTAATCTCCCTCCGGCAATTCTAATGCAGGATAGTTACTACGAATGAATACATTCCATACTTCCACACTGTTAGAATTTAACGGTGCACGTTCTGGATTGTAGACTAAATTACTACATAGTTTTTTAGGTAACCACACATCAATTAAACCTAAGCGAGGAGCATCATCGCAAGCAGTTTCCTCTAGTATCACCGCATCGTCCACCGCTTCAGCCGTTAACATATCTAAATTAGCTACAGCTTCTACTAAGATAGCTCCTTTACCTAAGTCATGCTGAGAAGTTACTTGTAGTAACTCTGAGAAGTGCACAGTGACAAAGTTACGGTTAGTGCTAAGTCCAGTAAGCTTACTACGGAACTCTTTAACTATAGTACCAGGTGCCGTAGCAGTACCTGCTGAAATGTAACCTGAGAGAGGACAAGATTCAGTAGGGTGCGGTACAGTAGGATGCGGTACAGGGTCGGCTGCGTAATCAGCGTAAGCTGCGTTTGTATCATTATCAATTGGAACCATTATCTATTACCTCTAAACTGAGTAGAGTTACTGTTGATTGTTTGGGCAGCTCTCTCTTAATAAGGGTTTGAGCTAACTCAACTAAATCAGCGTAGCTGAGATCTTCGTCAGTATAAACCTTCACTCGACTAGTTAAGGATCTTGTTACGCCATTAGTATTTGTAGCTGAACAAACAAACTCTAGCGTGAGAAGCTCTCGCACAGATACAATAGGTAGAAACTTGTCTTTATATTTAATCTCAAGGTCTTCACAGATAGTTATCATAGCCTGCCTCCTCTTCAATAGCGGCCTTATCTATCTGACCTGCTACTAAATCTTCAAAAGGTATTGTGAAAGTGTAGCTACTACTATCTTCTGCTATCTTATCCAAGACAAGCTGTGTTAAAGGCTTAGTTAAGTTAGCTGTCTCCATGTGACACATACCTAAGTATTCACATTCACGAAAGAAGTCGAAGCAGCTTTCGCCATGCGTAGGGAATGTATCATAAGAAGCGTATAGATCAATGATCTGAGTATCAATCAGTAGTTCTTGTAACCATAAGGCTCGCTGTAGTAAAGACTTAGTGAACTCAAGCGCCTTATATTCCAGCGATTTAGTTTCATACACTAGATATAAGACTTTATAACTGGACAATGCAGGAAAAAGTTTATCTAATACTACACTGTAACCTAATGCCTGCCCACTGTTTTTGAATGTGGCAGGGTTAGCTATACTGGAGCTAGTCTTACTCTCCAATACCATTACTGTACCATCATAGCGATGCTGTAAAGCTGCATCTAAAAATCCACGATAGACGTAGTTATTAGGTAGCATGATCTGAAAGCCTAACTCAATAGCAGGCTTACCTTCCCAGTATACTAAGTCGTAGTCTTTTAATACACCAGCTTCACGTACAGCAAGAAACTTATTTACTGCCCATACAGCTAGCCAGAAAGACTTATGCTGCTTAGGGTTATCTAGCAGTAAATCTGTAGACCATGCTAAGAAAGTCTCTAGCAATACACGGTCGGGACTCTTACCTTCCAGAGTAGCTTGCATACCTACGCCAACTGCATGACCATAAGCAAAGGTTACAGATTGGTTATCTGCTACTTCCTTTTGCAAAGTTATTTCACGACTACTAAGCCGGTACAATTGATATTTACGAGGACACTTATGTAAAGTGGTACGAGAGGAGTGAGATAATAGCTTTAAACGAGGATCTAATTCACCTTCGTCTAACTCTATAGTAGGGATAAGTGACGGTGACTCTAAGGTAGAATCATAGTCTGAAGGTAGTAAGTCTTCATCTGTAGCTGGCCCATCTAACAGCGCAGCTAAGGTAGCAGGATCTAAAGTGCTCATAGGATTTCCCGTAATGAGTAGTGGATTAAACGTTCCCAGTGACTACTCTCACTTAAGTTAGGCAGTATCTGGGAGTCTACACCTTTGGCAGCTATTATCTTAGCTAACTCTATGATAAAGTAATTCTGCCGAAGAATGCAAGGTGCTGACAAAAGCTGATTAATTGCCGGAGAAGTTAACTGTAGTCTACCATTGTCAGTGAGGTAGTTGTATAAGGCTCTTGCTCCATCGCAATAGTCTATATAACATTCGTACTGTGCTTTGGATACTAAGGTAAGGTAGGTAGTTAAAGAAAAAGGTTTTTGTTTAAGCTTTAATTCAAGCAGTACATCCGACAGGTTCATAACTGTCACCTATTACAAATCGGCTGTAGTCATTTTAGATACTGCTTTAGTTGCAGGTTTCTTAGCAGCGGTAGTCGCTATGGAGGTATTGGTTTGCTTAACTAAGCCGCGTACCAGTATTGAACATTCTTCTTCAGTGAGAAGAGTTACTACGTCTGGATCTTGCGCTAACTGCCGGTGAATGTCCCGCAGTAAGGTAGGCATTGTTGGTGTTGCTGCTAGCAATGCAGCTTCTAATGCAGCTAGTTTTTCTTGAACTACAAACAGAGAGTCTGACATAAGATTTCCTAATGTTAGATAGTGGATAGTAGATAGTGGAGAGTGGATAGTGGAGAGGTAACTGGAAGTTATAGAATAATTGGCTTAGCTTTAGCGTGTACATTGTACAAGGTGAATGTAACTCTATCGTTCTGGCAGTCGTCTATAAAGAGCTTATACTTGCGGTACTCAGGATTAAGTACGCGCCAAGCTAAGTCTTTACATTTCTCTTTCTTGACTGCCCGAATAATCCTACTGTGCATTGGCTTAGCTACCATTACAGTAGCTTGTCCAGTGTCTCGTATTGTTATCCATATTGGTTGATACATTCGCATAGTAAGGAGTTACCTAGAAGTTAGTGTAGGCTAATAGGTTTAGGAGGTAGCCGCAGTTGCGATATGATCAAAAGCTAAAGACCTAAGTATAGGCGTTGAGGTTTGCTCATATTGGCTAAGTGCGGCCACCTACTAAACCCACTAGATTATTAGTCTAATGGGTTAGTAAGATTTAAAGTAAGCCGGAGGGTATTACAGTGCAGCTAACAAGTCTTCATCGCTCATGTTAAGGAATTGATCTGCCTTAGACAGCAATGTCTCAACACATTCGGCGAAGTCTTCAGCATTGGTAGTTGCTGATAAGTAAACAGTAAGCTGTTCAACAACCACATTAAGCACAGCTTCGTTAGTCTTAACGCTAGCCAAGCGATTGGCAAGAATCTTAGTCATGTTAGTGACTTGCTCAAGAGTCTTACCAGTAGCCGCTGGCATAACTGCAATGTAATCCACAATGAAGGCTTCCCAAGTTTCCTTAGGAATACCGCCACCTTTACGTTGTGCTTTAGGTTGGTTAGCAATAACTTCCCAGCTTACTTTAGCTGCATCAAAGGTAGCGGCATTAAGTTTGTAGTCGTCAGCTAAGCAGTCACGCACAGCCGCGTTAATTACGCCTTCGGCAGCTTCCAGTAATAGCTCAAGACCTTTACCACCAGCTTGGATAACTGAAATTAAACCGTTAACATTTAAGTAAGGTACAGCTAATACAACTGGCTTACGCACTGTTTCGTGTTTTGTATCCTTATCGACTGATTTTTTAAACTTAAACTCTACACCTTTAGCGGCAAAGTTTTCGTTAGTGTTAAGTTCAGCTACAAGTGTGGCCAGCTCTTCGCTAGTAGGGTTTTGAACTTCAACTACGGTTACCGCTGCTTTTGTTGCTGTTGTTACTTCGTCTGCACTATCAATGTTCATTAGGTGTTACCTGTGTTAGGGTTGGGTTAAGAGGAGGTAGTAAAGTTAACTAATTGCTAGCTTAAGTATGGGGGTTGAATTCCCTTCCTTGCCGTCAATTTGAAGTGCCACTTTATAGGAACAAGAAAGCTTTGTCAATATCTTTTTTGTTCCTATGGCGGGATTAGTTAAAAGGAGTAGCTGCGGCTGGCGCTGCTGCACAAGCTTCCTTATATAAGACTTCAAGCTCATCTAAATAAGCTTGATGAGCACCTTCTTGTTGAGATAGTTCATAAGATAGCTCTAAGGTTTTTAATTCTGCTGCATCTAACTTTAGCACTAAGCTATAAGAGTGCAGAAGAGTTACCACAGTAATTACTACTGTGGCTAAGATTAAGTTTACTTTAATTGCGAGGTTTTTTAATTTAGTGTTTTCGGCCATGATTAATTACCTTAGTTAGTGGGAGTTAGTAGAAGTCGGGGTTAAGTGCCGGCGTATTGATAACCACGCGCTATCGCTACCAGAGTCTATCTTACCTTTAAAGAACTCAGCTTTTTCCTTTAGTGTGTCTCCCTTAATACGTTGGGACAGTATACCTTTAGTGAAGCTCTCAGGTTCGCATATACAGTATAACTCTTCCTTAGCTCGAGTTACCGCAGTATATAGTAGTTCACGCTGTAGCATACCAGCATGCGATTGGTGTAAGCATACGAATACTTTACGCCATTCGCTACCTTGTGACTTATGTACTGTTAATGCGTAGCTATGTAACATAGCATTAACTTCTGCAGAAGTAGAGATAGTTACGTCACGTTCACTGTCTACTAAACGAAGCACTAGCTTATGAGATGCTTGTGTTACTCTTTCTTCGCTATCGCTAGCCATTTGAGATAGAATAAGATCCACATCAATAGAACTATCTAAGCCTACTGAGTCACCTTCCATTTTAGCATAATCTTCTGCAGAGTTAGGGTTAAATCCCCAGTAGTCTAAGGTAGCGCTAGGAGCTTGTACTCTTGTGCCGCTATAAGCACGGTTAGGTTCAATGGATACTATCTCAGCATCTTCTTTTTCGTATAAGACCTTATCACCTGCAGAGAAATAGTGCTTATTATAACCTGCCATTATTTCGTAAGTAATAGCTCCACGCTTACGGGCTAAATGGTTAGCTATATGCGCATTAACTTCTATTGTACCGCAACCTTTATTATGAGGTATTAAGATCATGTCTTCATAAGGTGAGTATTGGTCATTGTCGATAGCTGCTTTAAAGAAGGCTGCTAATGTAGCTGCAGCTAATTCTGCAGTTAGTTTTTTCTTCCATGGGTGAATAGTTAGTTTAGATTCTACTTTCCAAGTAGAAGCATAGTCTGTAGCTGGAATAGGTATACCAGATAAGATACGGTGAGCTAAGCGAATGATAGGTGATTCTAACGCTTGACGATACACAGTCTTAAGCTCTACTACAGGTAAGGAGTTTAAAGTAAATCCTAAGATAGCTGAACCAAACACAGGAGGTAACTGTTGAATATCTCCGATAAATATAAATTGAGTAGCGCTTGGGTTAGGTAGAGCGTCTACTATTTGCTTAAATAACTCCACTGATAGCATAGAAGCTTCTTCAATTATAATGGTAGTTATCTCTTGAGGTAACTTATTGTTTTCGTGGCGACTAGGTAAGAATTGCATTGTTCGGCGTTCGTTACCAGTTTCTGGGTCTATTACTTCAAAGTACTCTGGTGCGTACTCTAGTAGCTTATGAGCTGTAATACAGTTAGACTTAAAGTTAGCTGCTTGCACACGACGAGAGTTATTTACTGCGCGACGAGTAAACGCTACGATAAGTACACCTACTGAACCAATAGGAATATGTTTGTGACCTAAGTTATCCTTTACTATAGGTGCTCTACCTGCTTGTATAATAGCTTGTATACCGCCTTGTGAGCAAGTAGTCTTACCTGTACCTGCGGCGCCAATTAATACGCAAGACTTACCAGAGCTAGCTAAGTCTATAAATTGCTGTTGTTCGGCGTTATAAGTAATTACATTACCGCCCATTCCAGTAGGTGCGGAAGTAGTAGTAGGGGTAGTTGTAGGGGTAGTTGTATTGCTAGCTTGTTGTTTAGCTAGGATTAGCTTAGCTCGTACTTCTTCCAGTATTTTATTAGTAGTTACGGTAGTGGATACGGTAGGCGTTACGGGAGTTGGTGCCGGTGCCGGTGTAGTTACTGTGATTGCTGGTGCTGGCTGCACTGACTGTACTGCGCTAGACTGCAGCGATTTTTCCAATCTAAGGTTTGCGATTTTTTCTTGTAATGTTTGCGCCTTAGTCGGCGTTGCTTGTTTAGGTTCTTCTTTGTCATGGTTAGCTTCTCTAGCTAGTTTATCCGCTCTAGCCTTAGCTAGTAACTCTTGCATTTTAGTAGTAGATAATAAGGACATTTTATAACTCCGTAGGTGTGTTAGCACCTTTATTAGACTGAGCCAGTCTGTAGGCTAATTTAGCTTTTATGAACTCAAGCTTATTAGGATACTGTGCTGCAATTGGTTCAGTAATTGGGGCATTCTTAATAGCTTCTGTTAACTGAGACTTAATAGCGTCAGTGTTAGTAGCTAGTGAAGAGGTGCCCCCTGAAGCTATTGAATAATCAGAAGTAGTGTAGGTAGTGCCTAAGTAGTCTATATGATTACGCACTGCTAATGTTAAAGCTTTATTAAGGGTGTGGTAATGAATACTGCCCACTTCTATATTTTCCTCACAATATTCTTTTACTTCCTTAATTAAAGCTAAAGGAGTATTGAACATTACTGACTTGTTACAGCAAGCTGTAATGATTGCTTTATATTGGTCTACCTTAGCGGCTGGGAATACTGCAGCGGTGTGCGCCCAATCTGCTATTATTTTAGTGTAACTATCTAAACTAGCCGCTGATTTAATATGCGCTTCTAGTTTATTAGCTATCCGATTTAAGCGCTCGGCTGCTGCTAGCTCTTTACGGTAGAGCAGGAAGTCGTCAATGTTAGCTTCCCATGTTTTAATGTAAGCTAGTATATGCGGTAAACTATTTGCTTTATGTGATACTCTGCAAGTAGGTTGCTGAAATTCAGGGTGCTTAATAGCTTCTGAACGAGATACTACACTAATTACCCGAGCCATATAGTTAGCTATATGTTTAGTAATTAATGGAGCTGCAGGATCTGGTACAGATACAGGAGCTTGCCAGTCTACTAAACCTGACTGGTGTACGAATGCTAGAAATAGTAGATAACTATCTATTGGTGATAGTTCATTAGTGCAATATTTACTATAAAGTGTGTGCAGTTGTTTATTGGATGCTGCAAAGATAGGGTGATAATATCCCGCAGTGAAGTGAAGTTTAAGATTATCGCAATAAGTGACCTGTATAGATAGGCCAGATATAGCGCAAGTTAAGGTAGTAGGCATAGATTCTCCTAGATTAGTGAGGGAGTGGTTAGTGTGGGAAGTGTGGGAAGTTCTAATTCTACTATATATCAAACCTTGCCAGTTCTGCAGCTTCTGTTAACACTTTCTTAATTGCTGCTACTACTTCGTTAGTAAATGCTTCAGCACTTAATAAGCTTTCAGTAGCGCTAACTAAATCTGCCGGTAAAGTAAAGTTTAAGTATACATGCTCTAATGCGTTAGTTAGTTCGCTAGGCGTTAACATGTAGCCGCTTTTAAAACGATCCCAGCAATAGGCCCATTCTTGTTCTTTAGTTAGCTTACGGCTGGCTGCTTGTGATTCTAGTTTTGCAGCAATAGCTAATTCTGCTTTAGTTAGTGTACCGACCGCATCTAGTTCTGCTTGTATAACGGGGGCGGTCGCTACATAAGCAGGAGCCACTAAGTCTTCGCTTATTTTATAGGAGATATTAGATAACTTATAAAAGGCGGCTGTATGTACTGGTGTGCGTAGTTCCCGTGGCACTGTGCGAAGAGCTTCTATTAAGCAGGTTATTTCTTCCGCTGTTAGAGATGGGCGATACTTAGCAGTTAGTTTAGGTGTGGTTAGTGATTGCATAGTTAGTAGTCCTATATAGTAGTAGTAAGTTAGGGGGTATATGGAGATGCACCAATTTGGTGCGTTTTTGGCAGTTTTGCCAAATGCGACAATGTGCCACTGTGCCAATATACCAAAATGCCAAAGGGTACGTCAAGGCGAATATGGCCCTATTTCACCCCCCCCCTTTTCCTGTGTCGATCTATCTAACTACTATCTAACTACCCTCATTAGATAGTAGTCCTATATAGTAGTTAGTTAGGTGTATATAGGTAGGTAGTTAGATATTACTCCTATAATGTAGTATTAAGTAGGGAGGTGGATATAGTAAGTAGAATCTAGCCAAGAGTTCTAACGGGGGTTTATAGGGGTGTCTTTAATTTTAAGAATTAATTAATTATACACCTATCTAACTACTACATATTACTGGTAGTTAGATAGTAGTATCTATATAGACTACCTACCCAATAGTGTCTATATAGGTAGTAGGTAAGTAGCTTATATAGGTAGTATTGGGTAGTAGTGTATAGGTACTAATCTAGGTAGTAGTAAATGGGAGTAGTAACTAACTACTATAGGGGAAAAAGAGGGGGGTATATTAGGGCACTTTGGGGCGTTTTAGGTGATTGGCAGATTGGCATATTGTCCGTTTGGCATATTGTCCGATTGGCAAAAATGGCAGGTTTACCAAAAAAGCCAATGTGCCAATTGGGGTATCCTAAAATGCAAAAAAGGATCTAAGCAATTAAACTTAGATCCTTTAGATTAGAAGTAATTTAGGACTACTGACTTAGGACTACTGACTGACTTAGGACAGTCTACACATAACCTAATTCTAAAGCCAGTATTAATAACAGATCAGCGCGCATTGGGGAAGTGTATATTGTACCATCTTCTAGAGTTAATATCCAAACAGTAGCGGGCGTGAATGGGACTACAGCACTTATAGACATAGTAAAGTTTCCTCCTGCTTAGCGTCCATTTTAGTCAATCGCAATATAAAGCGAGCACCGATACTATCCTCACCTGCGCCGCATTCATTAATGACCTTAATCATTGCGGCGCGGTCTTCCGGTTTAACCCAACATTTTGGATTAGCTAGCGCGGCGAATTTAGACTTATAAGCATTTAATACGGTAACCAATTTAGTCAGATCTGCTTCCGTGGCTGTATCCAGATTAAGCCCAAGCTTATCTGCGAATAGCAGACTTAACGGAGCGGCTAGCTTATCCTCAAACCACGCCTCAATCTTTTCTTTATTCAATCGCCCTGAAGATTCCGCCGTGCTGTCCAGATATTCGCACAGGCGTTCCAAGCTCAAGGCTTCCGTATACACTGATAGTAAGCCGGCCTTATGCTCTTCTTTTATAATACTATCCTCTACACCTTGCAACCAAGCGACCACATAAGGCGCCAGTTCTGCGATATTCGAAGTCACTACTTCTTCGGTTAAATGCTTTGTAGGTACACGCACGTAGACAGACTGCTTTTGTTCAGCGGCTGGAAGCTTTGGATCATTGCGATACAGTACCTTCACCGCGCGAGTGTGTGGAATCTCTACCAATTCGATCTGGCTGTTATAGGGCTTATACTGCCCCAGTGTTTCGCCAGCAGATAATAATGCGGCGTCACGCGCAATGATTGCGGCAGTGGCGCCAGTAGTCGCAGGAGTTGCAGCGGTAGTAATTGTAGGCATTTTAATACTCTCTATATAAAGGAAGGAAGAAACAAGGAGGGCAGGAATGGAGGTAAACTTGCAGAAGTTCCACCCACTCTCACCCGTTTAAGTCACTGAAGCTTTGCCGCCTCCTTAACTTAGGCTAATTATAGATCATAAATCTAACTACTTGCAACAACTAAATGTAATTAACTACTAATTAAATGTAATTAACTACTACTTAATTACTTCCTACTAATTAACTACCTTCCTGCCTCACCTGCTAACTACCTACTAACTAACTACCTTAATGCGAATGATAATACTAATGTAAATGATTAGGATTAAGGGGGGGGGGGTAAGGGCTTTTTTAGTTTTATGCGCGAGGCAGGGTCCTATAGACATCAATAAAATTTCCTAAACTTTTTACTAATTACCCTTAACTAACTTTTTACTAATTACCTACTCCTAACTAACTACCCCTAACTACACGATACCCAATGCAATTATTAACTATTGCCACATTATAATAGACTCATTGAATACTAAGTCCCTTA